TTTATCACTTGTTGGATGGGTATTAAGTTTTTTGTTTTACCAGTGAACCAACAAAACACTGGTGGAGAATATGTAAGACCTACAGAGAAACGTCTACACAGACTATGGACTCAAATGCTGTGTCCCACAATGCCCGCGGTATACGCGGCGCAAGCATTGTGCGATCGTCATTGGCCCGCTTTCCGCGTGTGCTATTAACTCTTCGGAATCCTAAGATGCCGTCACACACGGAAACGTAACACTGAACTAAATCCTCCTCCCATATCCCGTAAACGGACTGGAGAAACGATCCAAACATGTCCGGGTCAATAGTTTTTGCCCCAATGGTCATAGCCTTCAACTCCTCTGCAGTATACTTGTACGCCATCGCTTGGTTCCTCATGTCGAGGTATGGCGATGACGACATTTGTTCTGCTGTTTCCAATAAAAGAACCCTTAACGTCGCAATGTGGCGATGTTCGTAGGCGGCACTCAACAATTTGCCTGCCATGTAATCTTCATCACTAACCGCACGGTTATTATTTGACCGTATGGGTAGTTTAGACACCACTCTGCCGAAGCTTGGTACGGGGTATGTTGCACCAACTGTGGGCACGAAACGTTTGCGCAAGAACGACGCTTGTTCACGCTTCTCCAAAAGCTTTACTTCGCTTTTCATGCCCGAGTTTTCCGCCACACTTTCAAAAGAATTGCATACTTCCTTCCGACTTTGATGTGTGAACGTTAAATTATCATCCCCGTATACCAAAATGGTCGATTCGGTTATTCCAGCCCGCTTCATAGCTGACAGTGAGATACATGCGTTTACGTATCCGTTGCCGGTAGTCGTCGTCACTTCGCCCGACCACCTCTGACCTCTCACTGTTCCCTTAACACCGTAGCGTGTAAATACCTTAACGCTAGTGTTAGAAGCAAACTCCCTAACAAACCACTTTGGCGCGCCCAGTTTGTAATAAAACATGGACTCCCATTTCCTTACACCGGCGGGTTGAGTCCCGTCGTTGTTCTTAAAGTCATTTTCCAAGGCTTTACCGGGCGTGTGGTGTATGATTTCTGATATCTCGTCTGCTGTCATGCCAACGCAGTATAGGACTTGGTTCCCTTTGTTCTTGGGATTCCTGCGATTTAGCTCTTCAGCAATAAGACGAGACAAATAGTACACAACGGAGCCCATTACAAGATTGTACATGTCGCCACCTTGGTACACGACACGTGGCTGGGCGCCTTCGTGCTTCAATAAAGCCTCCGACTTTGCAAACACGACCTTGTCTGTATAACCAGGCAAAGTAAAGTCCTGCGAATCAAGCAACGCCTGCAACCTCTCCCGCTTTTGACCGCTCATCTCGTCGAGATAAGCGTTGATCGCTTCCTTGTCCAACGTAATAGTATCGCGCTCATGAATCTTTTCCATGAGAGCATGGTGTCCTTCTACAAAATCAGGACCTACGTCTCGCTTCGGCAAGTAATCACACCTTTTCTTTAAAGC